GCGGACGGGTCAGTGAGGCCGTCCACCATCTGCTGATTAGCTCCCATCGAGACAGCGAAGGTTCGCATGTCGTTGTAGAGCTTCTGGTCCCAACCTTTGATGTAGGTGGGCGACGTTTCGTCAGTGAGCGCTTTGATGCAAGCCTGCGCAGCTTCCGCGCGTGCGGTCGTCTGCTGGGCCTGAATCTCTTGCATGAAGCCGTCCAGCTGGGCCGTGAGGAACGTTTCGTTCTCAAACGCCGCCTTAGCTGCTTCTTGCAGGGCGCCAACGTCCTCAGCGGAAACGGCGGGGTCCTTCATCAAGGCTGCCCAATTCACGTTCCGGTAGGGGTTAGCTGCTTCCTGCGCACGCTTCACCATGACGTCGAGCGCAGCGAGGCTCTTGGCCTGCGCCTGCTCAGCGGCTTTGGAGCGCTCAGCGACTTCTTGGGATTTCTTCGTCAGGCTGGCCTCTTGGCCAAACAAACGCTTGAGGTCTTTTACGGCAACCTCGTGCTCTTCCTCACCTACTTTGACCTTGACGTATGTTCCCTCATCGTCAGCGTACTTCTTCTCAGTCGCTTCGGTCTCTTCGGCTTCGCCTTCGGTCTCTTCAGTGTCTTCGGATGGCGTTTCCGCGTCCGTCGTTTCACCGTCGTTCTCGTCAGCTTCGGTATTCGCTTCCGTGTCCTCAGCCTTACCGGCTTCGGTCTCGCCCTCTTTGCGCTCGTCTTCGGATGGCGTTTCCGCGTCCATGAGCTTCAGAAAGGCATTAACTCCGTCGTCTTCAAAATCTTCAGTAACGTCCATAAGGATAGTTAGCTCTGTCAGTCAGTAGGTTGGTTTTCGAGAGCCTGCTGTTTAGCTAGGGTCTCTGCGGCCTCAGCGAATTTGCTCATGAGGTCGGTGAACTCGGTAAAGCCCGAGTAGGCTGCGTGAATGCCCTCACGTTTCTTTGCTTCGTGGGGCAGGGTGGCGAGCATGTCGGCAGCCATCTGCTGTCCGAATAGCTGCATTAGCGCTTGGAAGCGCTCGTCCCCGAGGAGTCCTTTGCAGAACTCCCCGAGGGTCATAATGGTGTCGTCGTTCAAGCGGTGTCGGCCTTGTTGTGGAGATAGCCCAACATCTTCTTGATGATGGAGCCTTGGTCTCCGGCAGCTGCGGCGCCCGAGGGATCAATGAAGGACCCCGTGACAGGGTCGCGCATCATCGCCGCGTTGCGCTGGAAGAAGCTCATTTCCGGCTGAGGCGGCGGGGCTTGCGCAGGCCGGGGAGAGGGCACAGGCACACTTGGCGCCTGCGGGGCCTGCGTAGGGGCCGGGGCCTGCGCCATGGCCTGCGGGAAACGAGCGGCTATCTGTTGAGCCGGGTCTGGCATCGGTGACGGAGGCTGCATCCCGCCGAAGCGGTTAGCTACCTGCGCGGCCGGTGTCGGCTGCATACCTGGCTGGCTTTGGCTAGCCATGGGCGTCGGGTTGAACATGCCCGGGCCGCCGAACGGCATAGGCGCCACCATGCCGGAGCCGGATGAACCGGCCCCACGCAGAGTAGCGGCGGCCCTTTCCAGAGCCGCCTGTAGTTCACTTAGTCGGTTTTCTTGCATTGATTACCCTGTCCTCTTCAGCGTTGTGGTGCTGAAGGGCGGTCTGCGCCTTCTGCAACTGCAACTCGGCTTGGTCGTGCAGGATACGATGGGTCGTATCTGCGTCCTGCCGGTTGTTGTCGCGGTCGTGGTCGAGCGCCTTCATCACAAGGTCACCCTGCTTCAGCTCGTGCTTCTGCTGACCTTCGATAACGAGACGCTGCTCCTTCGCCTGCGCGCTCTGCGCAGTGATGACAGCCGCCTGTGCGGTGGTCGCCTTGGCCTTAGCTTCCTCAACCTTGACAGGGTCGGGCTGCTGTTGGACCGGAGGGGCGTTCGGATCGAGATACGCGGGCCAGCGCGTGAAGCTCTTCAGCTTCGCGATGTCCGAGAGCAGCTGATAACGCTGCTGCGGTCCGAACATGTTGCCAAGCGCCGGGTCCTTAGCCAGCATCTGGTAGCCCTGACCAAGCTCCGCTGCCGCCATGTCCTTCTCGCCGTAGCCGAGGTGTTGGCTAACGGTGCAAGTCTTGCGGTCGGTCCAGAGGTGGACGTCGCACTTAAGCGGAGCACCGGCAACCTCGATAAACTCAGGCTGCTTGACGTGCAGGATGGCCAGCCGGATGACTTCGATCATCAGGGGCACAAGGAAGTTGTTGGCGAAGTTGCGAGCCATAATCTTAGCCCGCTGCCCGCTGGCCTTCATCATGTTGTCCACGAGACCCTGAGAGTTCTGGGTGCTGATGGCGTCCTTGTTGAGACCCTGAGACAGCGCCGAGATGCCCGTGGACTTCTCGTTAGCTGCGTCCAGAAGCGTGAGCGTCTGATAGATGTACGGATTGAGGTTCGCTTGCGGGAGGGCCGCAACGCTGTCAGGACGCCGAACGTTCACGATGCCGCCGAGGCGGTTATCAAGAAGCTCGCGAGGGTTCATCAAGCCACCATTGACGACCGCATAGCGCGGGTTCGTGGTGATGGCAGTGTGATCCAGCACGCCGCGCATGAGCACGGTCTTTGCGTTCTGCACGGGCACTACGCGAGCAGCGAAGTTGTCACCGTAGAAGACGCCGGGAACGGGGAGCGGAACGTAAGCGATGAAGGGGGCCTTATCGACCTCCTGCGGCTTATCGAGCAGCTTGTTTCCAGCGTGGCAAACCTTGTAGAGACGGACGCCCTTGTCCTCGTAAATCTTCATGCGGACGTAGCTCTCGTAGTACACGAGGTAGTCCATCTCAGACTGAATGGCGCTGTCGTAAGTCTCGGCCGCCTTGGTGGGGCCGGTCCTAGCTAAGACTTCCGGGGAGAACAGAAGCTCCTTGGCGTCGTCCGTCGGGAGCGCCATTATGAGCTTCTTGTCGTAGCCCATGTCGATCAGGTCCGCTCGCGTCTTAGGCGTGCGGTGGGCGCAATAGCTGGCGTCAAGGACGCACCGGGCCAGAGGTTCAATCAGGAACTCTTCCGGCATCAGCACATCGATATCAACCTTGCTGCAATCCTTCTTGCGGAGCAAAGTGCCGCTGTAGGTCCCCGTTGGGTCCTGCGTAGCGTCGAACTCGTCAACATCCTCCTGCGCGGCGATGCCGTAAGCCGTAGCTTCGTCAATAGGGCCGAACTTCTCTTCAGTAGTCTCGAACTTCTCTTCCCAATAGACCTTAGCTACGCCTGCGCGTGCCGTGAGTCCGTTGTAGATAACGTCGGAGAAAAGCTGGTAGCCGTTGTTCTTGCGGAAGATGGCGTAAGAGGCGTACTCGGTAGCAACCAAGCAGTCCGCGACGTTCATCTGATTGTCGGGGTCGAACTTGGCGATATGGTCGCCGGTAGCGAACACCTCAAGCAACTGCGCCTGCTGCATTTTAACGCTGTCGTAGACGTCTTGCGAAGTGAAGCTGGAGGAACCCTCAGAGTTACGCTTGGGCCATTCGCCATTCAGATACTTGGCAACGCGCTCGCGCTCGATGCTCAGTTTCTGCTGCGCCCAGCCAACGGCATCTTGTGATTTGCTTAGGACGCGAGACAGAATCTCGTCGTCCGTCAGTTGGCCTTTAGCCATACGTCCTCAAAACTAATTAAATAGCGTGTGTGTAAAAATCGTCGGTGACGTTGATGGCTTCCCACTTGCCATCGCTGGCATAAGCGGCGAGCGCTAGGCTCATCACGCAGTCATCGTGCGCGCCGCCTTCGGCTTCCATCTTGCCGCTCTCGGTGACCACAAAGGTCAACATCTCTTCGAGCGTCTGCTTGTCGTTGATTTCGATTTCCTTGTTGCGGTCGAATGCGCGCAACTTGTCGATCATCAGCGGCTTGGTCTTCTCGCTCGTGAACACGCCGATATTCAGCGTTTCCTTGTCGGGCTCAATGGTGCCCTCCGTCACGTCGAGATAGAGATTGGGGTACTGCTGGTCCCGTAGTTCAACACAGGTGACTAGGCCGTGGTTGTTCCGCTCCGGCACCAAAAGCGCTTCGTTGTAGTGGTAGCCGAGCGCTATCAGGATATCCGCGAATACGTCAGGGTGAACGGTCCCGCGCCACACCGCGACTTGCCGTAGCTGGCTATCGAGTACCTGGGCGACAGAAGGGTCTGATGGGCGCCCTTTGACGCCTGCTCTAAGTCCCATGCCGACGTCGGCGCCGATGGTGTACGTTTCTTTCTCGTCGCGCTCCCGGTAAATCTTCAGCTCACCGCGAGGGTGCTCGCGCAGCTTACGCAGCGGTAGTCGCTTTCCGGTGTCGTGGTCGTAGACCTCCTCAACAGCCATCGTCTTGATGGGCGCCTTGGGGGTCTTCAGCCGCTCAACGATATAGTCGGGGTTGAAGATGGGGCGGCCGGTCGAGATGAAAGCCTCTTCCGGCGTCAGCGGGTATTCCTGCTTGAACATGTCGGCGCCGTTGAGCGCAATCTTGCGCCTGCGCCACCACAGCTGCTCGTTATCGACGTCGATGTCATAGAGAAGCTTAGCTGTAGCTACGACGGCATCCTCTTCAGGGACGCGCACGAAGTTTGTGGGTACGCTGTCGTCTCGGTAATCGTCGCTCTCTACCCAAGCACTGAAGAACAGCTCGTAGCCGCTCTCGCCACTCTTGGCGACTTTGTACTGCTCGTAGAAAACGCCGGTCATGCCGTTAGCTGTGCTCTCAAGGAACGCAGCGGTACCCGGCTTGTCGGGCACGGCCTGAATGAGACCGTTGAAGTTGGTTTGTGCGAATGTGTCGGGCCAGAATGCCACCTCAGACAGATGCACGACGTTGAGCATTTCGCCGCGAGCAACGCCTTTGCCGCCCGCCGTAGCCACGCGCAATGCGCTGTCTAACTCAGAGAACACCAACTCGGTACGCGAGGAGTACTTGGTGGACGGTTGGACAACCTTCGGGACGTTCTGATGAATACGGTGGTACATGTCGAAGAGCGTCGTGGTGCTCTCGGCAACGTGGGCCATAACGAGACCCTTCTGGGCCTTGCGCTGGCTAAGCCACCAATACTGCCAAGCGGAGATAACGGTGCTCAGTCCCTGCTGTCGTGCCTTGACGACAACGAAGCGGACCTTGCCGGTTCTCATTAGCTGGTCGGTGATGCGCTCAACGAAGCGCCGCTGCACTCGGTTGAGGATCAGCGGGGCAATGGTGCCCTCTTTGGTGCGGATTTTAACACAGTGTTCGCAGTAGTAGGCGAAGTCGTCGCGGAGGCGCTTGCGCGTCTCGATTTGCTTAGGCGTCATCTAGGTACTTGATCGCTCGGGTCAGTGCTTCCTTGTTGTCCTTGAAGGCGCCGAGACCGACGTTACAGCCGTTGCAGAGCAGCCCGCGAACAGCCCCTGTGTTATGGCAGTGGTCTACGTGGAAGGTGCCCTTGCCACCGGGAGTAGCACTCCCGCAGATGGCGCAACAATTATTCTGGCGCACAAGCATCGCATCGTATTCAGCCGCCGAGATGCCGTACCGCTTGCGCAGATTGGTGTCTCGTTCTTTGCCTGAGTCTCGATAGCGGCGCTTAGCGTCCTTTATTTTATCCGTATTGGCGGCGTTGTATTGCTTGTTGTATTCCCGACGCCGCGCGGCGTCTGCAAATGCCATGCTTGTTTTAATCTTCCGGGGTCGCCCGTACTTCTGCAATCAAATCAAGAAAATCTTCAGCCTTCTCAACACGCAGCTTAGTGCTGCTCTCAGGCTTAGCCCGTGTGTAGTTGAGCACAGTGTTAATTGCTTTGATCTTCTCGGGGATTGCAGTAGGGCCGACAGCTAATAGGAAGGCTTCGCGTAAAGCGATAACCGCTTTCTCTTCGTCGCTGTCGGGTACGGCCATTTCCGTATGCGGAATGATGTTTGGCCGCTCGATGACCGCGACGTCCAGAGTGGATGGTGCTTGGTCGGTCTTCTTCATGTAATCCAAATATTTATCGGCAAGCTTGTGGGCGGCCCGCCAAAGCGGGATGGCCTTTTTCTTGCCACCTATTCCGAGGGGGACGCCCCAAGTTTTGTACGCCCAAGGGTCTGCCCTGCGCGCCTCATTGAGTTTTGCGTCCCGCTCTTTCATTCGAGCGCGGTATTCGGGGTTCTCCCAATCCGCCTTAGTGAATTTAGTTGCTGCCATAGTTGCGGAGCATGAGCTGCTGGAGCAGCACGTTGGGAATTGCGCTCCGGCCAATCGCCTGCGAGTAGGCTGCCGAGTTGGCTGCCCGGGCGGCGCTGTTGCGCGCTACGATGCCCGCGTTGACAGGGGCCCTCGCGAGAAGCTGGTCCTGCACCCGCCGCGCCGCGTTGAGCGTGCGTGAGTTAGCTGCGACGCGGAGCAGCTGACCTGGAGCCGCGCCTAGCACGGTGCCTGCAACCATGCCGGGGAGACCACCTTCGTGGTAGCCCGCTGCACCGCCCGCGCCACTGGATAGACCGTGTCCGATGATGGTGGAGGCGATACCGCCGCCGCCGCCGAGCATGTTGCTGGCCCTGCGGAGTGCGTTGGTCGCGAAGTCGCCCTGCGTAACCTGACGGACAGAATCAATCACGTCATCGCCGTGGCCCATGGCCCTCAGCTTAGCTGCGTCGTTCTTGAGAAGCGGCAGGAACGTCTGGCGAAGTTTGTTGCCGAGGTTCATTGCGGAGTGCGTGGAGGCGTTGGACTCGATGGCGTTGCCAATCAAGTCACCTACCTTCTTCGCGCTCGACTGCGCAGCCCAATTGCGGTTGGCGCCCCGCAGAGCGTCCACAGCGTCGATGGGATTACCCTGTGCGACATCGCGGGATGGTATGTTGTCCAAGTACCGATCAAGTACGCGCTTAGCTGTGCCAGCTGCGACGGCCTGCTCAGTGGGCTTGAAGTCCTGCGTCTCTTTGCCGATGGTGCCCAGCGTCTTGCGGAAGCTGTGTAGGTCTTCGATGCTAACAGGCGCCGGGGGACCGACGGTGGGGCCGGGGTTCGCGAGCCTGTCGATGGCCGCGTGTACTTCAGGCGCCTGCGCCGGAGCGAAGCGCGAGCGGGCGTTAGCCAGTGCTGCGCTCATGTCCCCAGCAACGGCCTGCGCGGCCTGCGGAGTGACAGTGGTGTCCCGGATCAGCGGGTCCGCGTAGGCAGCGTTGGCCGCCGCCTTTACCTGCTGTGCGTCGTGCAGGGGCATCATGGCCTGTCGGCCGTAGCGGGCGAGCGCGACCGGCGCAAGGATAGAGCCCGCGAGGTTGCCGCCCGCTTCCGCGATGTGGCTCCCGGTGGCGTCGTAGGCCGCTTGGCCAGCTACCGCGCCCGTGAGGGTCGCCGGGAGGCCCATACCAGTAGCGAGCCCGGGGCCCGCGTTCTTGGCGATGGCCTGCGAGTAGCGACCGGCCGCCGACTGCGGCTGATAGTTGGGATCGACAAGCGGATCGGAGGCGCTGTCGAGGATGGCCTGTCGGCCCGGGAGGTGGTCATACAGAGCCTTGGCGCCCGGGATAGCCTTCACGGCGTCAATGACGCGCTGCGGGGCTACAGAGTGCGCGAGGGAAGCAACGTCACCCGGGAGACCGAGCGCAGTAGCCGTGCCCTGCTCCAAGCCGGAGCCGACGCTTTTAGCTAAGTCGGAGCCGAAGCTCTCTTTGGGAGCAGCGGGGGCGCTTTGGCCCCCGAGCTTGAGTTGTAGCATTTGGAATGCCTGCTCTCGCGTTGCGCCTTCCGGGCCTTCGATAGAGTGGGTCTTTCCGTCAGGTGCAGTAAAATCGAAAGTAGGCATTCTATGTCCTAGTTATTTCCAACCGGCCTTCTGTGCGTCAGCCCAGCTAGAGGGGGCAGCGCCAGGTGTAGCTGCGGGGGCGTCATTAATTGCCGGGCCGCGCCGGAGTTCTTCCAGCTTCTGCTTTGCCTTAGCCAAAGCTTCTTCTTGCTTCGCAAAGCGGGGATTCTGCGCAACAAAAGCCTCGCCCATGGTGTCTTTCACGCGGTCCAATGTCGCTTGACGCTTGTTGATCGCATCCATGAGTTCGGCCTCCAGAGCAGCGGCTTGCGTCGAAGGGGCTCCGTTGGGCTGGTTGATCAAGTCCACGCGGCGCTGCCGTTCTTCCTGACCACCGGGGGCGCCAGAAAGCTGCTTCGTGACTTCGCCTGAGAAGTTCATGGAGTGGGTGGCGATAGACTTCAGTAGCTGGTCGCGTTCGCTGCCAGAGGCTGACGTGAAGTTCTTAGCTCCGTTGAGAAGCGTAGCTCCGTAGCCGCTGCTGTTGTGCAGCTTAATGTAGTCGTCGGCCAAATCGGTAACGTGGCTAATCATAGCCGCGCTGCTGTCCAGCTGGCCGCCTAGGCTGCCCGGGGTGGACTGTGCCAGCCCGCCAACCGTCTTCTGCCGCGCGGCATACTTTGCCGTGTCGAATGCGGGGTCTACAGCCCGAGCCGCCTCATAGCGCGCACGCAATTTCGGGTCGCGAAGGCTCAGCGAAGTCAGTGGCTGTCCGCGCCCCTCTAGCATCGCCGTGACTTCACGCTGATCTTCGGGGGACATGCTGGCTAAGCGCTCTTGGCCGGTCAAGTTGGGGTCGCCGCCGATCTGCGGGCCCGCCTGTGAGCCGGTGGCCTGCGAAGCGTAAGGCGCGTATTCGCCCGTGTCATGATTGATCTTGCCGAGCGGAACGGGATTGCCAACGCTATCCTTGCCCATGACGACGCCGAAGTTACCCTTCTGGCCGCCCGGGATTGCGATGCTGTCAACAGTGCCCGTCTCTTTGTTGATGCGGACAAGCTGACCGTTGGCGCCCATCTGGTATTGGTACTTGCCTTGACCCTGCGAGGAGATGCCCTGCGCAATGGCGCGGAGGTTCGCTCCGGCGCCCGGGTTGCTGATGCCAGCGATAGCTGCGCCAGCATTGGCCAGCATGGCGCCAACCTGCATCGTCTTGTTCGGGCCTTCGCCCTGAAACAGAACACCCGGAGCGTCCTGCGCCCCGCCCGTAGGCTGTGCTTGGGGTCCGGCAGGAGCATCACCAGAGAAGGCGAGGGCACCCTGCGGCATCCCGCCGCCCGTCGGCGCTGCGTTCTGGATCGCAGCTAAAGCGCCGCCGTCTTGGCCCAGGTGCCGATTGAACTTGTCTACGTACTGGTTGCCGGTGATGTAGCCATCACTCGACTTGCCACCTTGGGCCAGCGGGCGCCCGGTGAACCAAGTAGACGCCGCGTCCTGCGGATTGCCGTACTTGCTCACGTAGCCGCCGAACTCGCCGTTGAACACAGCGTCCTGCGCTTCTTTGTTAGCTAGGAACTGCTGAGGCGTCAGCGATTGGCCGAAGTGCTTCTGGGTCCAGCCGGGAATGTTGTTGCCCATGACCTGATACGCACCGTAAGCACGGTCGCCGTTCCGGGTAACAGGCCCCGTGAGCCCGTAGTTGCCACCAGAGCTTTCGATGCTCTTGATGGCGTTCTGGTAGTTGATTAGGTCAGTGGGGTTCATTGTCTCTTAGCCGAAGGGCTTCCAGCCCATGCCGCCGAAGCCGCCCATGACTGAGCCTGCGCCTCCGAGGAGGCCGCCGATGATTCCGAGGGCGCCGGGGTCGTTCTGGGACGTGGTGGTGCCGGTGCTGTTGCTGCCGTACAGCTGCGAGCCGACGAGCTGCATGTAGGGCTGTAGGGAGGCGTAGGGGTTGTTGATGCCTGCCTGATACTGCTGCTGCTGGTTGGTAAGGTTCGCCTGCTGAGCCGCAGTGAGACCCTGACCGGCGTTCGTGCCGATGCCATACAGCGAGCCTTGGCCGCTGATCGCGCCTTGGACAGCGTTGCTGCCCGCGTTGAGTGCGCCGGTACCTGCGTTAGCTGCGTTCGTAGCTGCCGAGAGGGACGCTTGGTTGTTCGCGTTGGCGTTGTTCGATGCCAGCTGCAAGCCGTTCTGGAATGCGCTGTTGCGCAGCGTGGCGCCGAGGTCAGCTGACTGCTGTGCGAGGCCGCGCTCAACGAGACCCTGCGCAATACCGGATCGCGAGCTATCGGTGTTGCCGGTAGCCGCCGCATTCTGCTGAATGCCGGGGAGCGTAACGTCGCGCGCCGTCTGCGTAGCGCCGAGCATCGAGTTGCGAACCTGCGCGTCGATGTCCTGGCCAGCTACGTACTTGTTAGCTTGGTCGATCAGGGTGGAGGAGTTGTTCGCCTTGGTCGGATCGTAGCCCGTCAGCTGCGACAGGGCAGCCGAGGAGGCGTTAGCGCCGTTGGTGGCGCTGTTGTTGCCTGCGCTGTTGAGTCCGTTGGTGTTGTTGCCGTTGGCATATCCCAACATGCTCTGAAACTGGCCGAGAAGGGCCGGATCGAACTGAGCAGTATAATCCTTCGGGGCGCCGTTAGCTGCCGCAGCCTGCGACTGCTGAAGGGCCTTACCGGCAGCGTCAAAGCCCGTCTGTAGCGCACCGGCCTGCGGTGCCCACGGAGTCGTGCTCGACTGCTGGGTCTGGGTGGTGGAGCTTCCCATAGTGTATCCAAATGGGCCTCGTCTCCCCGTCGTTGCACGGGGCCGCTGCAATGAGCGGTTGGAAGCCAAATAACGTAACGAATTTCTCCCACTTGGCGTCATGTACCTGTGGGGAAGCGAAAATAGGCTGAGGCACAACGGAGCGGAGTAGCTCCCATTGCTTCAGTGTCTCTTTGAAAATCTGCGGAGACCACCGCGCACAGCGGGCGTGGATCATGAGCATGGAGGCCCCGTCGCAGGGTCTCCGCAGTTCTTCTAGCTCAAACACAACGTCATCGTTCTTGAGGACAGTGTGATAAGCTACGTGGTTAAAGCCCTCCGGCGACAAGACGAGCCTCAATGGCTCTAATGGCCGCGTTGAGCGTGGAGATGGCGTTAGAGATAGAAGCCAGCTGCTGCTGTAGGTACAGCTGGTCCCCGCCGAGCGTAGGCTGCGGAGGGGGTACATAGGAGACAAGTTTAGCTGGGGTGGCTGACATGTTACCTTCGTCCAGTCGTCTTGATGTCGAGGTCCATGCCGGTCATCGTGAAGGTGTGCCAATCATCCCAGAGGACTCTGATGGCAATCCATCGTCCCGCCGCGTTAACGTCGAGCTTGTACTTCG